TCTTTGATGATATGGACGCGGCATATAGCAGTAAAATGAGCGCGGCAGTAGACCCAACGCAACAAGTAGTGGCGTGGTCATACGTTTCAAATTCTTCGGCTGATGCTTCACCTGACCGTATGATTGTTTTTAATTATGCGGTAAATCGCTGGTCGCTGGTTGAGGTTGGGGCTGACATTATTGCGCCTTTTTTCACGTCAGGCCAAACTTTGGATTCGCTCAATACTGTTTACACAAATATCGACAGTGTTGGCTCGCTGATTGACAGCCATCTTTTCAAAGGCGGAAGTTTTGTTTTTGGTGGCGCGTATAACAAAATGCTGCACGCATTTACTGGCGCCCCGCTCGCGGCCACGTTTGAAACGGCTGAACTTTCTGTTGCAAAAGATAAACATGCGCTGGTGACAAGGACAGTCCCCCATTTTACCGGCGGCAGCGTTTCGATGAAAATAGGCGTCCGCGACAGGCACGATGACCCTGTGGTTTTCGATGCTGGCAGCGCATTAACAAACGAAGGTTTTTGTGAGCATCGCGTGCAAGGCCGGTTCCATCGCGCGCAAATGACCATCAACGGAAATTGGCAAAACGCGCAAGGCGTTGACATAGAGGGGCGTCAACTTGGCAGGCGCTAGCTTTAGGCGGTTGCCAAGCGAGGCAATTGACCCGCGTGAAATAAGCCTTGTTGTCAACAATATTTTGGCGGGCAAGTTAAACTCAACCGGCACCGTCACATTAACTGCAAACGCTGCAACGACTGTTGTTGCAGATGATCGTGCTGGATACGAAAGCGTCATTTTATTTATGCCAAAAACAACCGCCGCAGCAAGCGAACATGCCGGCGGAACAATGTATGTTTCTTCGCGCGGCAAACAAACTTTTACGGTCACTCATGCAAACACAGCATCAGCCACAAGATCCTTCGACTATATCATTATCGGCTGAATGGTCGCGTTGCGCTGATTGGATAGCGGCAGCGCTAGAGCATGCAAATGGCACCCATTCGATGCGTGATGTTTTTGAAATGGTTGAGCGCAGCGATGCGCAGTTTTGGCCTTTGCATGATGCTGCAATAGTCACCGAAATAGTCGAATATCCGCAGTGCAGAACTTTGCGTTTCTGGCTGGCAGGCGGGAGTCTAAAAACATTATTTGAGGCAGAACCAACACTTATAAATTGGTCAAAAAGTTGGGGATGCAAATCTGTTGAAATAGTCGGGCGGCGTGGTTGGCACCGCGCACTTAATGGTTATAGGCCGACAGCAACCATAATGACAAAGGAAATAGCTTATGAGTAAAGGCGGCGGACAAAAGACGGTTAATACCCAAGTGAGACCACCGGAATATGCAATGCCATTTCTGGAATATGGTTTGGCTCAAGCAAAAGATCAATATACATCTTCAACTCCATCATATTATCCGAATCAAACTGTTGTCGGCTTTGCGCCGGAAACAACGATGGCGCTTGACATGGTTCGCGACGAGGCGCTTGACCCGCAAGGCATGACAGCCCAAACGGCAAACGCTGTTAAGTCAAATTTAATGGGGACAAACCCGTTACTCAATGCCGCTTTTCAGCCAGCCATTAATCAAGTTCAAAGTCAGTTTTCAAAAGCTGGCAGATACGGGTCAGGGGCTAACCAACAGGCGCTTGCGACAGCTTTGGCGCCAATTAGTTACCAAGCGCAACAAGCCGCTATTAGCCAAGCCCCGCAAGCCGCTAACATGGGAGCGCAAGCACTTGCCGGCGTTGGTGCAGCGCGCGAACAACAATCTGAGGCTGAATTGCAGGCGCAAATTGACAGGTTCAATTTTGAGCAAAATCGCGATGCTCAAAAGCTTCAAAACTATATGTCATTGGTTGGTGGCGGAACGATGGGTAGCACTACTGTCAATCCGGTAAACCGCAACACCGCGTCATCTGTTTTGGGCGGTGCGCTTGGCGGCGCCCAATTGGCTAAAAGCGCTGGATTTGGTGCGGGCATGGGCGCCATTGGCGGTGGCCTTTTAGGATTGCTTTAGGGGGTTTTTATAATGGACAGAAGTATAATTTTTGCAGCACCGCGCACATCGTTTTTAGATCAAGCATTGCCGCCCATTAGCCGCAACATTACGCCACCGGCAATAGCGCGCGCTCAAAGAAGCCAGCTTTCCCCGCAAATGCTTGCAGCTTTAACAGGTCAACCAATCCCAAAATCTACAAGCCACAGCCCTATTCCGCTTCCTACAAGTTCGCCGGTCAGGCAAAGAAAGTCTAACAGCCCAATCCCATTGCCTAAAAGCAAACCATATACCGGCGCTCTGCCTACCGGCAGGCCTATGAAACCATTTACACCGCTTCCGCCTGCGGCTGGCACTGCGCAAATGTTACGCCCAAGCCAGCCCGCTAATATACCAGCTTCACCAGAGCAACCAGCGCAGCCAGTTGGTTTTCTTGATGGGCTTTTAGGTGGCGGTTTTGACGATCCAAAAACGCAAGGCATTCTTGCCGCGTCTGCCGCTTTGTTGGAAGCTGGCGCCCCTGTTGTTGGCGCTCCAGCCCCATCGTTAGGGCAAGCGCTTGGTAAGGGTTTGCGCGCTGGCATGGGCGCCTATGGCACCGCAAAGCAAGGTATTGCGGCGGCAGAAGATGCGGAGATCAACCGGCGTTACAAAATAGCGCAGGCCGATCTAATGGATAGAAAGTTGCAAACGCCAACGCGGGAGCAAATCCAAAACGGCGCGTTTACTGTTGTCACCGATCCGATAACCGGCGAACAAACGATCAAACCAAACGAAGAAATCATTAAATACCAAAAAGAAATGAAGGCGCTAACTAAAACGGATAAAAAACCGGTGCGCATGTCAACCGCAGCATCAAAACTTGAAAATGAAGATTTTACGGCTCTGGACTTGTCTGCCGGCATTAATGATGACGTAAACAAATATATCAATCTGTTAGAAAATAAAGAAATGACGCTTGGCATCACAGACAGCATAGAAGATGCGATTTCTAGCGGTTTGGGAACATCAAACCAAGACACCGCAAATCGCGCTGACTTTATGACCTTTATTACAAAGCTAACCAACGACAGCTTGAGGTTAAATAAAGGAACGCAAACTGAAGGCGATGCTAAACGCGCTAAACAAGAATTATTCGCCAACCTAAATGACGAAAAGATCGTTATATCGCGGTTAAAGGAAATCATGCGCATAAACGAACGCGCTATTAAAAACCGCAAACGCGCAATTAATCGCAGGCGCAACAACGAAGGTGTCAAAGCTTTTGATTTTAGCACTTACAACGATGTTAAATTTAAGGAAATTGACTGATGGCAAAAATTGAAGTCGACGGCTTGGGCGTCATTACTGTCCCTGATACCTTTAAGACCCTTACTAAAGAAGAAAAACAGCGTTACGTCAACCAGATTGCAAAAAGTGGCGCGCAAAGAGAACGGAAAAAAATCAAGCCAAAGAATGAAGAAAAAAGTGATGGCGATGATGGTTATGCCGCAAACTTGGCGCGCATGGGCGGTCAAGGTTTATTGTTAGGCTTTGGCGATGAAATAGAAGCAGGCTTGCGAACTGGATTTGGTTTTGCCGGCGATTATGGAAAAACCCGCGATGATATTCGCGAAAATATCGACGACTTTCGGGCAGCAAACCCCAAAACAGCCCTTGCGGCTGAAATTGGCGGCGGTTTGCTAACTGGCGGCGTTGGTGGCGCTAGGGCGGCTGGCTCAGTGCTTGGCAGAAAATTAATTAACAAAGTTGGCACCGCAGGGTTTGGCGGCACTGTCGGCGCTACAGAAGGCGCTATTGCTGGCGTCGGCGCTGGTAGAGATAACAGCGAGCGTTTAACTGGTGGTCTTGTTGGGCTTGGTCTTGGCGGGGCATTAGGTAGCAGCGCACCGCTTGCAATCAACGCAATTGGGAAAGGGCTTAACAGGGCTGCTTACACGCTTGGTTTAAAGTCTGATGATGCAATCCAACGCGGGGCAGACTTAAAGGCTGTGCAGGCGCTAGAAAACGCCAACACAACCCCTGCGGCGGTACAACAAAGCTTAGATGACGCCGTTGTTCCAAACATGATGATTCCTGATGTTGCTGGCGAAGCAACGCGGCGGCTTGCGCGCGGTTCTGCAACTGTATCGGGCGAAGGCGCCGACATTGCGCAGAAAGCACTTGATGACCGCATGGCAGGGCTAGGCGATGACATCGCTGATGATATTGGCTTTGTTTTGGGCGGCAATACATCTAAAAAAGAAGCGCTTGATACTATAGCTGACCGCCAAGCAAAAAACGCTGCGGATGATTATGATGCGGCTTTTAATATTGATGGCAGGCCGGCATCTGTGCCAGTTACGCCAGAAATTAAACGTATTCTTTCCCTGCCCGCATTCGATGAAGCCGTCGAAAAAGCGGCTAATTTGGCAAAGTTTGACGGCGTTGAATTGCCAAGCGCGCAACGCTTAATTGATGGCGGCGCAATCGACAATCTATCAGTCCGCGAATTGCATTATATTAAAATGGGGCTGGATGAAGTTATGGGTCTTGGCAAGCGTGGCGCTTCAAAAACAAGCATTGGTCGCGGTATGGAGCGCGGCTTAAAGAATGCGCGGGCAAGCTTTATTGACATTATCGACAACGCATCACCAAAAGTCCTAAACGATGCGGGCGATGAGGTTAGCGCATATAAAATTGCCCGCAACAAATTTGCCGGTGATGCACGCCTAAAGGATGCACTCGATGACGGCGAGGCATTTTTTAAGTCTGGCGCTGACGATATTGCTTCCGACTTGAGCAAATTATCATCAAGCGAAAAGGAAGCGTTTAAGATCGGCGTGGCTCAAGCGATCCGCAACAATGTTGACAAAGTTGCTGACATGGCGGACGCCGGCAAACGCATTTTTGGAAGCCCCGCAAAGCGCAAGCAATTGCGTGCAGCTTTTGACGATGATGCTTCATTTGAGGCTTTTGAAAAGCGCATGACGCAGCGAGCAAGTCAGGTTAAGACAAGGGCTAGAGCCGCGCCAACAGCCGGAAGCCGGACTGCTCCTTTACAAGAAGATGTCGCTAATTTAGGTTCAGACGCTAGCGCCGTTGGACAGCTTTTAATGGGCAATCCATTACCAACCGCCCGCAGCATATTTGAGCGAGCAACAACGCGCGGCGGTATGCCAGAGCAAATTGGCAGCGCATTATCCCGCGATTTGTTTTCGACTAACAAACAACAGCAACGTGCATTTCTTGACAGGCTGGCGAAACGCCAAGCAGAAGAAACCGCGCGCCTCGCCCGAAGTGGGCGCAGAACCGGCGCCTATGGCGGGTTTATTGGGGCTGGCAGTGGTCTATTGACCGGCGACAGATAATCCATAGAAAAAGGAAAATGAAATGAGTAAAGATAATTTTGGTCAATACGATGCAACCGCCGCAAACAATACTGACGTCGGTGGCGTAAACCTTGCTGAAAACTCAATGCTCCCATCCGACGTGAACAACGCCTTTCGTGAATTAATGAGCCATATTAAAGGTTTTGAGCAGGGGTCAGACAGTATCACAAAACTGGCAATTGGCGCGGGCTGGACTATAGAGCAAGATAATTCGAATAACTTGTTGTTAAAATATAGTGGAACCGGCGTCCTAAAAGTAACAAGCGCGGGTGCCATTGTTGCGGCGTCCGACATAACAGCTTTCGGAACTATCTAATGGCTATTACAGCAAGCGGCGCTGTTAGTTTCAGCGATTTGCGCACCGAGTTTGTTGGTGGCGCATCGGCAATCTCTTTTAGTAGCTTGTATCGCGGCGGGGCTACAATTAGAGCGAACGCGGGCAACAATAGCAGCACAAATTTAGCTGCAAATGTGCCTGCGAGCGGCGCGATAAATTTTACCAATTTTTACGGCGCGGCAAAAGGCTTCCGAAAAACTTATACTTCCGGCGCAACCGACCAAGATTTGTCAACTATTTTTGGCAGTGATTGGGGCGAAAATTATCCTAAAGAAGTGGTAATTAATGCCGGCGTGACCATTGGCGCGACCTCGACCTCAAACGAAGCATTAGAAGTCAATAGCGGCGGGGTTGGCACTATCACAATCACAAACAACGGCACGATCATCGGCGCTGGTGGCGCGGCTGGCGCTGCGGGCGGAGATGCTTTTGAGGCTAGTGTCGCCTGCACACTTGTTAATAACGGAACCATCTCAGCCGGCGGTGGCGGCGGCGGAGCAGGGGGAACGGGTGGAAACGGACAGACAAGCACTACAACGACAACCACAATCACTGATTTTCAGCATCCGGTGTATGGTGGAACTACTGATGCTCAGTTTAATGACGAGCAAGGAAGTTGGACATATCGGTGGGGTGGAACGGTAATAAGTTATCCACAGTGTTCGGCTTGCTATCAGGCTGGCTACACCTATTCAGTGGGAGCATATAAGCGCGGGTCGGGTGGAACATACCATTACGAGATTACAAGAACAGGGCCATCGACGACGACTACAAATACTAATGGAACAGCCGGTGGCGCTGGCGGCGTTGGGGCTGGATATAACCAGAACGTCGCGGCAGGCTCGACTGCTTCAACAGCCACATCACCCGCCGGCACCGGCGGAACCGGCGGAACCGGCGGCGGGCTTGGTGCAAGCGGGGCGCAGGGAGCTACCGGCGCTAACGGAAACCACACAAACGGTGCGGTCGGCGCTGTTGGGGGCGCTGCGGGCGTTTATATTAGGGGTGTCTCAAACGTAACTTTAACCCAAAATGGAACCGTTCACGGTTCAACAGCATAAGGATTTTATAATGGCTAACCCAATTTATACCGTTGAAAAAATAACTTCTGATGGCGTTCAAGTGCGCTACGAAAATGATAGTTGGGCTGTTTTGCCTATCACCGAAAATATGGAAGTGGCTGATATCGACGATTTAGCCTTGCAATATGCACCCAAAAGTTATTCTGCACCTGATTTTTTATCTGTTGGAACGCAACGATCAGCGGTTGCAATAGAACCCGAAGGTAAAATCGTACCTATACCAGAGTGGAAACAAGCGCGTTTAAATGATTATGGAACAATCGAAAGTCAAATCGAGTTTATTACTGAAAACGGGCTGGATAAATGGCAAGAAAAAGTTGCCAAAATTAAAGCAGATAATCCGAAACCATAATGATTAGCTCGATTCCTTTCCCAATTGTTGACCTAATCCAGACTGTGCTTTTGGTCATCATTATTTTTCAGTTGCACAAAAAAAACTAACCCCTGCCGCCAGCCCCCCGCAAAATTTTAAGGTGCAATGATGGAACCTATTTCAACAGCAATTGCAGCAGTTACGGCTGCGAGCAATGCAATAGCATTCATCAAAGCCCGCATTAATGATGCCCAATCTGTTTCTGAAATTGGCGATCAAATCGGCACGCTTTTCGCTGCACAAAAAAAGCTAAATGAGGAACGCAATCAGCAAGCGGGGGTTGGCGACATAAACATCCGTAGTTCAATTGACGCTGTATTGGAGGCAAAGCGTCTGAACGAGCAAATGCATGAAATTGCCACCATGATAAACATGCGGTGGCCTAAATCCGCCGACCAGCCGTCGACATGGCAGGAGATTTTAAGTCATCATAATCAGGCTATCCGCGACCAGAAAGCTGCGAAGAAAAAAGCACAAATTGAAGCGGCTAGAAAACAGCACGAGATCGAGGAGGCGATTAAAGCGTTCTTACTTGTCGCCGGTTTGGTCATCATCTGTTTAGGCTTTTTTGCGTTTATGTTCACAACCATAGCAAAGGCGATATTATGAGCGTTGAACGGGAACTTGGAGAAATGTCAAGCCGGTTGCGCACATTAGAGCGCGAAATGGCTGAACATAAAGCTACCTTAAAAGAAATTCACGAAATGGCTTTACAGGCGAAGGGCGGTTGGAAAACGCTTATGATGGTCGCTGGATTTGCCGGCATTGTTGGCGCGCTAGGCGCTAAAATATTTATGCTTTTGGGGTTTATGCCCCGCTAGCCATGAGCGCAATAGTTACTGGTCGGATCGGCGAATATATAGCCGCAGCCGTTTTAGAACTTTATGGCTGGAAAACTGTTATTTCTCCCGCCGCTGGATTTGACATGATCGCCACGCGCGGCGCCAAAATATATCGTTGCCAAGTTAAAGCCAGCACTTTCCACAAGCCAGACGGGCGCCGATATTTAAGCGGAAAACTTCAATGGCACTTTGGCGTTGGCGGAGCCAAACGGCACCCAACGATAAAAGATTATGATTTTGCTGCATGCGTCAGCATCCCACACCGCAAATGCTTTTTCCTGCCAATAGAAAAAATCGAAACACTAACGCTATCGCGTTCCGCCGAAACAATTGATGAAAAAAATTTAGAAACCGAAACCTTAAATAACACTATGGAGATTTTAGATGCCCGAACTTCCTAACCGCCGTCCCTGCACAAGCGAAGATGTTGGCGAAGGGATGACTGTTACAGTTTCCTATCACCCGCAATCTGGTGAGCCTGTTGAGGTTTTTTTAACAGGGCGAGGGGTTAAAGCATCTGACAGCCCAATGACTGAGGCGCTTTATAGGCTTGGTGTTGTGGCAAGCAAAATGATGCAAAAGGAAGAATCCGATGAGCAAGCTGTTAGAGTTAGTTAAAACCCATGAGGGGGTGGTCAAGCATGCTTATGCAGACAGTCGTGGATATTTGACGATTGGATGCGGAAGGCTAATTGATAAAACTTTAGGCGGTGGTTTGTCTGACGACGAAATAGACTATTTGCTAAGTAATGACATGCAGCGTTGTGAAGATGAGGCGGTGACATATTCATTTTATGCAAAGTTAGACGAAGCCCGAAAAGCCGTCATTATTTCTATGCTGTTTAATTTGGGAAAACCAAATTTTGACAAGTTTCAGAATTTTCAAGCTGCACTTTTAGTTGGCGATTATCGTTTGGCGGCATCGGAGATGCTGCAAAGCCGGTGGGCTGATCAAGTAAAGGGGCGGGCTGTCGAGCTTTCTAAAATGATGGAAACGGGGGAATGGCATTGAGCAAGATAATTTTAGAATACAAAATTATTCCGCGCTTTATGATGTTGGCTTTCACATTTATGGCGTGGAATGTTTGCGATTGGTTTATGGGGTTGGGCGCGGCTGCAACCACCCAACAAACCGCTTTCGTTAGCACCATAGTTGGCGCCGCTACCGGCGCATTTGCGGTGTGGATGGGTAGCGAGGCCAAAAAATAAAATGAAAGCTGTTGCGCATAAATTGAACGAAAGTTCAGAAGTGACAATTCCGTTGCGGAATCTTATTAGCATGATTGCTTTCACTGCGGTTTCGGTTTGGGTTTATTTTGGCCTAACGGAGCGCATCAGCTTCCTTGAACATAACCTTGAATTGACGATGACAGAAGTCGAAGAAAACGATGAATGGATAGATAAGTTTGAGCCGCCACAATCCGTTCAAGATACTATTGCGCGAGTGCATTATTTAGAAATCGAATTAGCCAAAATGAAAATGACATTAGAACAGGTTGCCAAATGATCGGACAAATTTTAGGCATTGCCGGCCCAATAATTGACAAGTTTGTGCCAGATGCCGACACCAAAATGAAGCTTGCGGCAGAATTAGAAACGCAGCTTGTTGGACTGCAAGCTGCCCAAGCGGCAACAAATCTTGAGCAAGCAAAACACCCATCAATTTTTGTTAGCGGCGCTCGTCCGGCAATAATGTGGATATGCGCTTTAGGTTTGGCCTCGCAGTTTTTTATTATGCCGATAGCAGAATGGGCTGTTGCGATTTGGGCGCCGGAAATAACTTTGCCAAAACTGCAAACAGAAGAATTAATGAGCCTTACTCTTTCGCTTTTGGGGCTGTCGGGGATGCGTTCTTGGGAAAAATCGCGTGGAGTCGCGCGCGTAAATATGGAATAGCCATTATTCGCCACAATTCGCCGACACAACGCCTCTAAGTAAATTTAAGCACATCTATGCCCAAAATTAGCTAGTGGCGTTTTTAGTGTCCAGCTTGGGTTTGCGGCGCATTTCATAGCGCCGCCATAGCGCCAACTTTCAAAGTAAATCGCCCATAGCGCCACCATAGCGCCACCATTAAAAACCCCGCAGAAACCCTAACATTTCGTCAGGCTCATAACCTGAAGGTCGTAGGTTCAAATCCTACCCCCGCAACCAAATAAGTTAACAAATTCAATGAGTTTACAGCCTCGCAAACCTTCGGGTTTGCGGGGCTTTTCTGCGTTTTAAGCCTATCC